AGCCAGATTTACATAGTCCAAAACCTTCACGGCTTACTTTCTTATAAACCCTATATATAATATATATATTATATATAGGGTATTATAAGAAAGCCCTGTGTTGAGTTGAAACTATGCAAAATCTGCATTATCTGGGAAACTATTGCCCAGAGAATACAAAGTATGCAAATCTGGCAGCGCTCCGGTGTGCCAAAATCGCACAAGAGCGCTGAGCCATATCGCAAGAACCCAGTAAAATCAAGGCGTTGCAACGTTTTAAGAATGTGCCAAAAGTATGCAGGAAATGCATAGACACTACGGATCAGTAGTGCTATCATATAGTTAAGCACCACGGAATCGTAGTGCAACCTCACCGAGAGAGAGAAAGAGAGGGCAATAAAAATGATGATGAGCGAATTTGTCGAACGGACTGGCTACAAACCAACCTACGAGGAGTACCACTACATTGAGGAAAGCTACTACCAGTTCCCCGGCAACAAAGACGAGTTCTGTAAGCAGTGGAAGAAAGACAAGAAGGACGGGCACTGGGCGCGGGAAATGGCCCTGATGGTTGCCCTGGATCAGCAGAAAGCCGAGTATGAAAAGAAGCTGGCCGAGCAGGAAGACAGCTTGGTATTCTACCGGAAGCAGATGGAAAACTACCGGAAGATCGTCAAGCAGCACGAAGAAGCCCTAAACAAGCTGGAACGGATTCAGCGAATCCTGAACAGCGACGGCGTAAAGGAAATCGTAGCGTAAGACCACAGAGGCCCGCCGGGAGCCTTAAATCCCGGCAGAAAGGACGAAAGCCATGAAAACCGCCAGTTACACCGACGAAAACAAGATCCCGTCCCGGGAAACAAAAAGTCTGCACACATATGCGGCCTATTACCACCACGCGGACACAGAAAAAAACATCTGGATGTATATAGAGAGCATGAACCAGTATAACCCAGGCGAAACGATCCAGGCAAACAACAGGACAGACACCATTATCATTGACTTTGAAGTATAAGCCGAAACGGCCTGCGGGCCGTCGCCAGGATCCGCCCTACCTGGCCTGATGATGGCAGGGCAAAAGAGAGAAGGAGGAAAAGAACCATGGAAGAAAGGAAATTCGACGCTTACCAGATGGCGACAGACCGCATCTGCGCATTGCTGGAGCAGGGTATTAAACCCTGGGCTCAACCGTGGACAAGCGCAAAGAGCTGCGCGTGGTCGGGGAATGATGGCCGAGTGTATAGCTTCATGAACCAGATGCTTCTTGCGGATCCTGAAAAGAGATACAAGAGCATCGACGAGCTTTTCTCTGACATCCGCGGCGAATGGGTGACGTACAACCAAGCGCAGGAACGCGGCGGCCAGGTAAGGAAGGGCGAGAAGGGCAGGAAGGTTATTTTCTTCAAGGTGATCGAGAAGGAAAGAACCGAGATCGACGAAGACGGAAACGAAAAGAAGGTGAAAACCTCTATCCCATGTCCCAGGTGCTACACCGTCTTCAAGGTTTCCCAGTGTGACGGCCTTGATCAGAAGTACCACACCGACGGCGATAAGCTGTACGACTTCACCGGAGACGAGAACGCCGACGGGATCGCGGCGGCCTATCTGCAGCGCGAGGGCATCACATACAACCAGGTTCACGGTAACCGCGCCTATTATAGTCCTGAACTTGATGTAGTAGTGACCCCTCTGAAAGAACAATTCCAGGATGCTTCCGAATATTACAGCACGCTATACCATGAGCTGACCCACAGCACCGGCCACGAGAACCGGCTGAACCGCCTGAGCAAAGAAGCCGCTTTCGGGAATGAGGTATACAGCACCGAGGAATTGACCGCCGAGATCGGCTCCGCGTCCATCCTTGCCACCCTGGGCATTGAGACGGACAACAGCTTGACCAACTCCGCGGCATATGTCAAGAACTGGCTTAAGGCGCTCAAGAACGACAAGAAAATGATTGTTGTCGCTGCTGCCCGCGCTGAGAAGGCCGTAAAAATGATTCTCAACATCCAATGATCAATCTGCTGTGCTATCGGCAAGACGGGCAGAAAGGAAAGAAAATGTATATACTCTATTACAAAAAGCCTGTTGCTATCCGAGAAGGAAAAAGCGGATATGCAATGTCATGGCGTGGACAGCAGATAGCAATGTGTGAAGAAAAAGAACCGCTACAAGCGTACATAGACGCCCACAAAACGACAAAAGACGATTATTTCATCGAAGAACAGCCCGCTGATCCCGACAAGGAATACTGATCAATCTGCTGTGCTATCGGCAAGACGGGCAGAAAGGGAAACCATGATTTACTATTATGTATCCTGGAGCCTTAAAACAGGCGAGGCAACTTATTGCCGGAGCTTTGACAGTGCCGCGGAGCGTGACAGCTTCGCGGCCAGCATGAAACCAATTGCGGCCAGTATCATGATTTGGGACAGGGAGGTTACACTATGAACGATTTATCTTGGTTCCATTCGCAGGAATACGGAGAGGATATTTCATATTATCCGGATGACCTTAACTACAGCGACACCGTTATGGGCGTCGGTTATGAGACCGGCAGGGCCTACAATGTGACATTTGACCGTAACGGCCTTGTTACCGAAATCGAACCCTGGGAGGACTAACAATGCTGATTGACAATCTCGGCAGGGCCTACGCCTGCACCTGCGTTCTTCTCGCGCTGCTGCTCTTGACCGCATTCATTCGATAATCCAACGGCCTGCCAGGCTCCAGGGCTTGACAGGCCATGCTATAATATCCATGGAGAGGAAAGCGAGGTAATGCTATTGTTTGGTGAAAGAATCAGAGCGGCCCGGATGGCCGCAGGGCTGACGCAAAGGCAGCTCGGCCTGCTGTGCGGATACAACGAGAAATCAGCAGAGCTTACTGTTCAACACTGGGAAGCGAACCGACGAGATATTCCACTTGAAAAAATCCGCATCGTTGCGCAAGTGCTTAATCTGAAACTCGAAGACCTGATCCCCTGACCGCAAAACAAAATCCCCCTGCCACATCCGGTAAGGGGATTTGTTTTGTATGCACTTATACAGTTTACATTATACCAGGCTCAGCAGGTCGTACAAGGTGGTAACGGGTGGTATCAGGTGGTATCTTGTCCGATTATTTTTTGGACTGCCAGCAGCGCCAGCCCATGCACCCGGTACACGCTTTTGGGATCGCTAAACTCCATCTCATCCGAGATTGTCCGCCAGCTATGCCCGCACAGATACCGCAGGGTGAGCACTTCGCGAAACCTGATTTGCGGCAGCCGCTTGATCAATTCCTGCGCATCTATTACAATCTGCTCATATAATCGCTGGCAGGCATCAAACTTCGCGTCTAAGTCTGCCATGGTAATTCCGGCCGTCTCCACGCGCGAACGATCAGAGGGGCTTCTAATGCCCGTCTCTGACATGCCTTGTTTGCCGGTCACAACCTCCCACACGTGCCGCCTCTGCTGGCGGATCATGTAGAGCTCGCGCTCCGCCTCCTGTACCCTTACGAAATATTCTTTCGCCGTCATCGCGTCAGCTCCTTTTCCAACTGCTCTATTACAGCTTCGCCGTCCAGCCCGGTCAGCATTTCGAACCATGCGCTCCGGAAAAACCTTGCGCATTCCTCTGCCACCAGTGATTTGTGATTCGTCAGCCTTTCGCGCATCCTCGCATTGCGGTAATCATCCGCGGCCCGCTCCACAATGCCCTCGATCAAATACTGGCAGCCTCTTTCGTCCATTTCGTCCAGCGTCAGCCGCCTGTATTCGCCGTCATCCTCTACGTGTTCCGGCGGCCCTGGCCGTTTCCGTCCCCGCATCCTGATTCGCTCCTTCCCTGTGTGCTTCGATGCTGTCCACCGGCCTGCTGCCAATCTTTTTCCACAGCTCGCCCCAGTCATAAACAAGGTATGTCCCATGCGTGCCGTCTGTATACTCGATCCTGGCAAATATGCCTCCGCTCATTTTTTACGCCTCCATGGTTTCGCGTCGTCAACTACCTGCACTGTTTCAATGCCGTCGTTCCAGTTCATCCGCAGCCCTGCGTTTTTGTATACGGCGTCAATGATTTCCTCCGTGGTCAGGTATTCGATGATCAGATTGTCAGCACGGTTTAGCACGTGCGCCAATCTGTTTTTTCCGAACCCGTGCAACTCGTGCAATGCCATGGCAAACGCCGCGTAACAAGTTTTCGTGACCCCGGGCGAAGCCTTGGCCCACCCGGCATTATATCCGTCATGCCATTCCTTTTCCAGGTCTTCAGGCGTTATCCCGTTCTGGATCAGGCTGGCGATCCGCTGCTCCTTGGTCATCCCGTGGTAGGCTGGCCGCTTGATTTTCTTCTGCGCCCGTCTCTGCTGCCGGTTCAAGCCCTCTGCACTCCCTTTCCTCGTCCTCCGTCAGGAACCGCAGCCACCAGTCGCCGCAGCCCCGGACGTGGCCCTTCTGTTTGCTCTTGCATTCTTTGTATTCCTCGCAGTGGCGGCACCGTGACCGCCCGTGCGCCATATCCTCGATGCACTGGTAAAGGATCCTGTTCTGCTTCCTGTCCACCGCCGTTTCGTAGGCGTGCAGCTCCAATTCCTCATTGGCTACCACCACCAGCGGCCCCGTGATCCCCGCTTTCCGCGCTGCCCTCACCGTTTTTGCGGCAGATAGCGCATCCCATAACCAACCCATGTTAAACCCTCCTGTCCCTGCTCCGCTCCGGCGAAAAGCCATCCGGATAGCGTTTCCGCAGCTTGTCAATGTTCATCCGGCACACGTCGTCCAGCGTCCAGTCGTTGACCGTGCACATTTCAGCGATCATCCACAGCAGGTCACCCACTTCCAGAATCAGCTCGCCCTCGTCTACGGTGTGCCCCTGGTAATATTTCTGGTACTTGCTGTGTATTTCGCCAACCTCCGCGCTCATGCCGTGCAGCGCGTGCAGTTCTTTTTCCGCGCGGGTCAGGCTCGTATTGATCGTTCGCGCCGCCAGCGCCTGGTATTCATTCAGTGTCATCCTCCCGCCTCCTTCGTCACAATCAGCACCATGTCAAGCGCCCTGTTGTTCCCGTCCCGCTTCTTCTTCGTCCGGCGCACCGTGTAGCCGTTCTTGACCAGGATCGCGGCAACGGTCAGCATGTCCTCGATCTCGTTGATAATCAGCTCCATGTCAGTCCTCGACCTCCACGCCCAGAATCTTGCATATCGTTTCCCCCGTCTTCCGGTGCAGGCAGAAGCGCCATTCTACCCCGTAACGCTCCTGCATGGCCTGCATGATCTTGCGCATCTGGTTCCCGCTGATCGGCGGCTTCTGCTTGATTTTCCGGTGCAGCATCTTGCCCTCGGCGTGCAGCCTGTCCAGCCGCACCCACGCGGCCCGCCGCGGGTTCTCCCAGTATTCCACGTCATCGACGGTATGGAAGCGCCCGTCCTCGATCAGCACCACCAGCCGGATACCGTGCTCCTGGGCAAGCTCGCATTCCCGGCGGAAGCGGTCATGCTGGTGTACCAGGTTGTTTTCCACCTCGCCCATGCTCTGCTTGCGGTCAACTACCACGCTCATGTTGTCCATCCTGGTGTAATCGCCAACCGGCAGTTTGCTCCGCATCCAAAGCAAGCCCTGGCCCTCCAGCCATTCTTTCACGTGATCCCACTTCTGTTCCCGGGAATCACAGATAATCGTCGGCCTCATTTCATCCCTCCTTTTCCATTCCATCAGCAATCCTGAACTTCGCTGGGCATGGGAATTTTCATACTTCGCCCCCGTGATAATTTAGGTTCTTGAGATCAGCATTCCACGCATCAACCGCATTTTGGTTTATTTCCCAAGGATCATTTGCCCATTCCGGGAGGTCATAATTCACGTACATGACACGTCCTGAGGCAAGCGGCCCGCGTGCATTGCAGGCTTTGCACCGCACATATGCTCTGTACCTGAAAACAACATCATCTAAGCCGTTATGCCCGCACGGGGTTTTGTTGATCATCAGTTTCGCTGAATACTTTTTGCAGAACGGGCAAGCTCTGATAAACTGACTCACGCCGAATCCCTCCTATCCCCATTGTTCTGCCATCGCCCGCGCTATACCGGGGAATGTCTTTGAGCGTTTCTTCGCGTCCCTAAAACCAAATGTCTGCATTTTGGTCGTTTTTCCGTGCCCGCCATCACCCCTTATTCCGTTGGAATATAAGCCATTTTGCAATAGCCAATATATTGTTCTGCGTCGACTAATACCGTGTCGTACATCCGCCACTTCTTGCAAAGATCAACGGTCATTTCAACCGGTGTCGGCTTTATAATATCCATTCCGTATCCATGTTTGATAAAGTCATCCTCTGCATACAATTCAGCTCTCGATGGGTTTTCTGTATATCCGGCAAAGCACCGCTTTTCTTCGTCAGATGTACGCTTGAAGCCCCATAAGACGCAAGGTTTTCCGAATTTCCACTTGTATTCCGTATGCTTGATGCTTATTGCGAAATATTTTCTTTCTCCGATCATGCCGTCCCCCTTAATCTCCGCGCTTCCTCCAGCAGGTCAGCAATCGCCTTGAAAAACGGGTAAAACTGGTGCGGAACTACCGCGTTCCCGAGGCATTTAATTCTGTCCACCCGATGGGGTAGCCCATTAACCACTCGAGGTATTCCGGGTTCATCTGGCCAATTTTCCCAAGGGGCGTGAACTCCACAAGTTCGCATAGTCTGTGTCTGTACCCCCCCCTGTTGTAAATTCTGGTCATATTCCCGCCCTTGTAGTCGTTGGCTGTCGGTGTCGGTATTAGCTTGGTAAACGCCTGTTCGTACCCCATCATCCATTCCAGAAAACCCGGATTCGTTTTTCCGCCGTTCCCCTGTGATAGCTGCCGCCGTTCTTCCTCCGTGATCAATCCGGCTTCCTGCATCGCCTTGAGCGTTTTGAAGTTTCCGGTGCCGCCGCATAGCGCCGCCCCCACCGATGGCGTGGGCCAGAATGCAAACCCGTTCCCGTTTGTGCGGGGCATCGACACCGCAAGCCGGAATAACAAACGCTTGTGTGGCGTATCCTTCACTTTCCAAGTCAGAAAGCACCGTGTCGAGTGCCAGATTGATGATTCCAGGCACGTTTTCACCAAGCACCCAAGCGGGAGCGATTTCCCGTATAACTCGTAGCATTTCCGGCCAGAGGTAACGATCATCTCCCTTTCCTGCCCGCTTTCCCGCGCAGCTGAATGGCTGGCAGGGGAACCCGCCGGAAATAATGTCAACTGTTCGTAGCCCTGTCTTTTCATGGAAGCTCTCTCCCGTAAGTGTCCGTATGTCCCGCCATCGCGGCACGTCCGGCCAGTGCTTTTCCAGAATCTTTGTCGGATAATCTGCCCATTCGCATTGTCCGACTGTCGTAAACCCTGCCCATTCAGCAGCCAAGTCCAGGCCGCCTATTCCCGAGAACAGGGACAAATGAGTTTTCATGTCGTATTCCTCATTTTCCGCGCTTCCTCCAACAGATCGTCACTGACCGCCAGCAATTCCGCCTCGGTGTATTCCCGCTGGGTGTACTGCTGGGCGGATACCGTCTTGACCGGCCCTTTGGCGGGGCCCTGGGCAGGCCCGTCCCGTTTCTCCCATGTCCGCACGGCAGCCCGCCAGTCCTTCATGGCGTTCTGCCCCACCTTCCAGCCCTTCGCGGCGTAGAAGTCCACGAACGTTTCCGGGTCTACCCTGTTCCCCCGCTCCCGGCAGTAGGCGGCCACTTCCTCCACCGTGGGGGGAGCGAACCGCGCCAGCGGTTTTTCTTTTACCCCCTTTAGGGGGTTTTCTTTTATATTATCTTTTTCTTTTTTATTTATATTTTGGGTGCGTTCGTTGTCGTTCGTTATCGATCGTTCACGTTCGTCAACGTTCGTTGTCGTTCGATTCTGCCGGTTCTTCTCGCATTTGTCTGCATATGCCTTTTCTGCTTTGTCGATGTCTTCCTTGATAAAGTCAAACGCTATGCTTTCCCGTCCCGCAAGTTCCGGTTCATGTCCGGTCGCGTGGTATTCCATCAACGCCCGGAAAAGTCGCCCTACCTCTTGATCTGAGAGCTTCGCGCACTTTGCAAGGTATTCATCCTGGCAGATAAATCCTGTCATCGGCATTTTGAGCACTCCTTAGGTGGCTGTCGGGATGCACCTGTTTTTATCCGACATTTAATTTTCATATAACTGTACTTATACGAAATCCCATGGCACTTCGTCGCTGTCCACCTGGATGAATCCATCTTCCCTTACGGGGCTCACGGTTTCAATCTGGCCGGCTTTGGTCGGCGCTGTCCAGAAGATGCTATCCCGTTCCACTCCGTCCTGGCCTTTGTAGGGTTTCATATGCAGGATCAGGCACTTGCCTTCCAGGTCAGAAAGCTCAAACAGTTCATCCTTCGGAATGCCCATGCTGTTGGCGTACTTGCCGATCTTGTCAAGCGGCCACTCGCCCGTAGAATCGTCCTTGTAGAAGTTCTTGAATACGTGCTTGTTCTGGTACTTCTGCTCTACGTCCGTCCGAATCTTGAAATCAAACTTGATCACCGGATAGCCGCCCTTGGTTTCGCCCTCTCTCGCGAACAGGCAAATGGCCTCATAATCGCCCTCGGCAATCAGCCCGCCGTTGTTCTCCACGCTTCTGAATCCCATGTTATTCTTTCTCCTTCCAATGGCTGAAATAGGTGTAGGTCAGGCCCGTGGCGTCCAGGTAGTTCAGGAACCGCTGGATCGTCCCAGTGACCGGCTCGAAGTCCCCGCGCCTGTACGTTTCCGCGTAGGCGTATTTCCCGTCCCAGATCAGGTAGTCGAAGCGGATCGCCTCCGGCCACAGCTCCATGTACATCGGATGCTGTACGCTGCTCTGGTATTTCCCGTACTCGTACCGCATTACCCGCTTGATGTCCGTGATCACTCCGGCCTTTACGAAGTCCGCGATGCCCACCAGGTTCAGCGGCACACCGCAAACCTCAGTCTGCTTCATGGCTTTCACCTGGTAGCCCGCGCCTTTCAGCCTGTTCCCGAATGCGATTGCCGCGGCCAAGTCCGCGCTGGGTTCCTCGGTTTTGTCGTAAATTCCCTGGGTCGCCTGGTATACCGTGTTCTCGAAGTCAATGCCCATCTGTGCCGCCGGGCCGGTGGGGCGCTGCTCGCGCCCCAGGTCGGCCAGGAAATCAGCGTACTCGTTGCCCTCCGCGTCCGGGTCTGTTGCCCGCAGCCAGGAATTAAGCAGGCTGGCTGTCAGTCGGTATAGCGACATACTTTTTTTCCTCCTTCACCCACTTCACGTTCAGCGCCTTGGCCTTTTCCTTGATCATGCTGCCCAGCTCCGCCTTGCTGGTCAGCGCATGGGGCATTTCGCCGATGCTCGCGGCGGCCACGGTCAGCCCGTCCGCGTCCTTCGCTTCCTCGATCAGCTTCCTGCCGCCGGCCATCACGTCCTCGTACTGCTTCTTCTGCGGCCCGAATACCTGCATCTCAGCAACCAGGTTCGCCTTGGCCTCGTCAAACAGCCGGGTCAGAAAGTCGTTCTTCGCCCCTGCCGGGAGCTCGGGCACGATCCTGTCGCCCCGGATGCCGTAGCAGGATTTCGCGAAATATTCCTCGCAGGGTGTGAAGCTCAGATACCGCTTGCTGCCCACAATATGCATGTAGCAGCCCAGGTCAGCGGGCGTCCATACGATGTCTTTCGCACTGCCCTCGCAGGAAAGCCGTGTCGCTACCACGTCGCCCTTCTGTACTTCGGTGGTGTGGAAGATGATAATGCAGTGCTTCTTGTCGATGGCCCTTATCTGATGGGTCAGCCGGTCAAATTCCCGCTTGATCACCCCGAACATGGCGCGTCCGTCCCGCGCCGCCTTGGGGTCTTGCTTCTGTGCCCACGGCTGCATCATCTGAACCAGGCTCCCGCCCGTGTCGATGATCACCGTCTCGGCCTGCCTGTATTCCTCGGTTTCCATGTCCTGGAGCAGCCCTTCGTAGCTGTCGTTGCTGGCCGTCAGGCCCCTGTGCTCCGCCCGCACGCGGCTGATGCCCCTGTCCAGGTCAAAGAGGATCGGGTTCGGTGCGCTCAGCGCCACCGTCGTTTTGCCCACGCCAGGAGGGCCCGCCAGGATCAGGTTGAACCGCTTGCCCGTAAAGTCAAGCTGTTCCGGTTTTTGGATTGCCATAGTTGACTTCCGTCCTTTCTTGTGTTAATATTTCGAATGAGGTTTTTACCTCGTTCTCTCTTTGGCCTCGCGGTTTCCTCGCCGCGGGGCTTTATTTTGTTGGCTTCCAATAGGCGTATGTCCCGCGCCGCTTCTCCCGCAGGGTGGGCTTCCAGCGCTTGCCTTTCATCCGCCGGTAGATTTCCCGCATGGAAGCGTCTTCCTCCGTCTCGATCTCCGCCGCCCAGGCCACCAGGCTGAAGGCCAGCACGCCGCCCAGGATGAACACCAGCTTGATCATTTGTCCTTGCCTCCCATCCATGCGATAAAGCCCAGCCTCGGTATCTTCATCCTGTTCCCGCTGAACACAAAGGGGAACTTCACCCTTTCCGGGTAGTCCCGCGCCGTCATCCGCAGCGTAGCCGGGTTCGCCCGCAGGATCGGCGCGATGTCGTAGGGCGTCAGCATGTCCTTGTCGCTGGCAAGCACTTCCTCATAGGTCATTCCCGCATCCTCCTTTCTTCTGCCCAGTCCCAGGGGTCGTAGCGCTTCACGCAGCAGGTGCAGCCCAGCACGTCAGCGCCGCTCAAGTCCGTAAAGATTTCATCCGGGTTGATTTCGCCGCACACGGGGCATTTTACGTCCTCGGCCTCGGGCATCCCGTCCCGCTCCGCCTCCCGTATCCACGGCGCGTCAGGTATTTGCTCCATGGCGCCCCTCCATCAGTGCATCATCCCGGCCCTGTCCAGCGCGTTCGAGATTTCCTGAATCACGTTGGCGTACCGGAAGAAGGTAGTAATCTGCGTTGCCGTGTCCTCCGCGCTGTTCATCTCGCGTTCCGCGTCCCTGCGCATGTCGTCCATACTGCCAAGCAGCATGTCAATGGTGCTTTTCAGCACGTTCACCATGCTCTCTTTGTCAGGTTTCATTTCTCGTCCCTCTCTTTCTTGACAAACCTTGTTCCCTGTGGTATCCTGATCCTGCAATGGTGATAGCCCTCGCTTTTGCACACCCCCCAGCGCCATGAAGTTGACGCCGGGGGATTTTTGTTTGCCGTCATGGCATAGCTTAGCTACTCCATTGCCCTTCTCAGCGCAGCAATTCCTTGTCTTGTCAACGCTTGGCGGTGCTGTGCGAAGCCCAACCATTCCATTGCGAAGCGTTCCGGTATCATTCCTTTGCACCGCACTGCGGAGCTAATCCTTCGCATGGCACAGCAGCACACATCCTTAGCATTTCATATCCCAGCTATTCCGCCGCAAAGCAACACTATGCCATCCCGTTCCATTGCGTTGCGTTGCTGGGCTTTGCATTTCCTTTGCATCGCAGCCCATCGCCGCGCCCCGCCTTTCCTTTGCTCCGCAGTGCCATGCCATGCGATGCGGTTCCTTCGCTCCGCAGTGCCCCGCGTTGTTCCGCTCCGCAGCTCCGCCAAGCAGCGCACCTCCTTCGCCACACATAGCCATGCCACTCTTCGCCTTTTCTTGTCGTAGCATCACGGTGCCATTCCCTTGACGAAGCTATGCTGGGCATGGCGTTTCCTTGCTGGGCATTGCGTTTCCTTAGCCTTTGATTTCCTCCCAGGTGAAGCGGCCCTTTCCGCTGTTCCGCCACTGGCCGAAGCCTCTGAGCGCGCCGTAGTCCAGCATTTCAACCACGGCTTTCATTTCGCTGTCGATGAAGCACTTGACCGTAAACTCCATGGTCGCGCCAGCGGGTATGCTCTCGCTGCTGGCAAGGGCGATCCGTTCACCCTGCGCCGTCTGTCCTCTCAGGGGCCGCTGGCAAACGCCCATCTCGCCATTGAACAGGATCGGAATTGCCCGGGGCTCCACGAAAATCAGCCCGTCGATTTCCTTCTTGTACGCCTTCAGCTTGGAGCATTCCGAACCCGTTACCTTGCGAAGCATCCCGCACGTGTCCTTGAAGAATCCCTTCCACTGGTAGTCCCAGACAATCGGCTTCCCGTCCTTGCGAGGGAATCCCGTCATGCTCTTCTCGTAAGCCTCATCCACGCCGATGGCCTCAATCTCTTCTTCCATCGTCGCGGCGTCCGGCGCGTTGGATGCGATAAACTCTTTGTGAATGTTCGGGTTCATGCTCGCCGTTCCCAGCAGTTCTTCCGTCGTGGTGATTCTTACTTTGATTTCCTTCATTGGTGATGCCCTCCGTTTCTTATTTATCAATCGCCTGTTGGCGTTGATTTCGTTTCCATTCCTCCACCCGTTCCCGGTTCCGTTCCCGTTCCTGCTGGATGGATTTCAGCTTGTCCTTGATCGTCATTGCCTTTCTCCCTTCATCTCGTCCTGGCATTCATGTGCGGAAATTGGCGATGTGTGGCGAATTGTGTTGAATTAACACGATTCGTGTTGTTCTTCGTCAAAAAAAATATTGATACCCACATTATAATACTTGCACAGTTTTAGCTTGATCTCGTCACGAGGGACACGATCTCCAAGCTCATACATTGCAAGCGCACTCCGACTGATACCAATATCATCAGCGACATTCTGCACCGTCCGCGTGCCGCGAAGGGAGCGAAGACGTTTTCCGATCTCCATTGCACTAACCATTATTTCATCCCCTTTCTGTTCCTGTTTCGTATAGAGAATAACACGTTTTGTGATTTCTGTCAACACGATTTGTGACATTTAACACAATCTTAACAAATTGTGTTTTTTCTATTGACTTTTGTCACGTTACGTGATATTATATGTTCGAGGTGATTCATAATGAAGAAGAAAGAAGAAGTAGGCTTGACGATCAGAACGCTAAGATTGTCTCGCAATATGACACAGGCAGAGCTTGCACGCAAAATACATCAGTCACCATCAAGCATAACAATGTATGAAAACGGGAGAAGGGAGCCTGACTTTGAAACATTGGAAGCATTCGCAGATATTTTCAATGTCCCGTTGTCTATGCTGGTAGATGAAGAACCGACAAGCTATGTCCCCGTGACCACCGAAGCCCGCATTCTCGCCAAAGGATTCGATCAGATGCCCGAACCCGCCCGGAAACGCGCCCTTGCCATGGCCAAGATGATCTTTGAAGAATACGCCCACCTATTCAATGAGAAAGGAAATGACGACGATGAAAACTGACCTCGCCACCGCCGCCCAGAAAGCCCATGAAATCCGCGCCCGCTTCGGGGACATGGAACCTCTCTGCATTCTCAAAAACATGTATAATGTCTAGGTCTATTCCTTCGCCGAGGTCGCAAAGAAAACCGGCGAGACGCGGGATGCCATCATTGCCGCGTTCAATGAGCCATGCGACGCCATCTCCATTTACTCAGCCGGAAAGTACATCGTGGTATACAATCAGCGTATGCCCTTCGATATTGTCCGCAAGGCCCTGGCCCGGGAGCTGGGCCATATCGTCCTGGGGCACGACGGCACCCGGCCCGAGGAAGTCAGGAACACGGAAGCCGAACACTTTGCCAAGATCATGCTGGAAGGGTGATTCCATGCCAAAAGCCAAGTCGCGCGGCAACGGACAGGGCACGGCCTACAAGCGCGGCAAAACCTGGGAAGCCTGCGTCACAATCCGGATGGTCACGCCTGATGACCCCACGAAGAAACCCTACCCCATGAAGCGCAGAAAAGGCGGCTTTCCCACCAAGGCGGCGGCCATCGCCTATTGTCCTGTCCTGCTGGCCGGAGGCGTGGAGAAGAAGACCCAGGCCCCGCGCCTGTCCGAATACTGGCAGACCTATCAGAACGGCGAGTTTGCCAAGCTGTCCCGCTCCAAGCAATCCGCATACCGCACAGCCTGGAAGAAGCTCAAGCCCCTGCATGACGTGCGGGTAGACTGTATCACCGTCGATCTCCTGCGGAAGACCGTATCTTCTTCCTGCCCCACGTTCGATACCGCCAAGGATTGCAAGTCTGTCCTGTCCAATCTGTTCGCCCTTGCCGGCGCGGATCGTTTCGCAGATAAAGACCTGCCCTCCTATATCGTCCTCCCGGAGCACGCGGAGAAAGAACGCCTCCCGTTCAGCGACACGGAGCAGGCCGCGCTTTGGCGTCTGTATGAATCAGGCAACAAGGACGCGGCCATTCCTTTGCTCATGATCTACACGGGCATGATGCCAGGCGAGGCCCAGCGCTTGCGCGTCGATCACATCAACCTGGAGGAACGCACCATTACCCACGCAGGTATGAAAACGAAAGTCCGCAAGGCCACGCCCATTGTCATAGCAAATTCCATCCTGCCCCTGGTGGAAGACCTGATCGCTTCCGCCCAGCCCAGCGGCTTTATCTGGAAACGTGTTGAGGATGAATGGTATATACGCTACTATGCGGCGCTGGAAGCTGCCGGATGCCGCCGCCTCACCCCGTATTCCTGCCGCCATACCACGGCTACCGCTCTCGCTATCACGGAGGGGATCGCCCCGCAGACCATCAAGCGCGTTATGCGCTGGTCAACCACAAAAATGCTGGATCGCTATGCCCACCCTGAAATGTCTGATGCGCTTTCTGCTGTCGATACTATCAATAAACCTTGTGGGTAGTAGTGCGGGTAGTAGAAATATTTTTTAATGTTTTCCAGTGTATTTTTGATTCAAAAACAGACAAAGAAAAACCCCTGTAAACCGTTGATTTACAAGGGTTTCAGCGGAGAAGGAGAGATTTGAACTCTCGCTACGATTCACTCGTACTACTCCCTTAGCAGGGGTTATAAAAATATAGTATTTTCAACGCCTATACGGTTCATTGCGGGTAGTACGCGGGTAGTAGAGGCCATGCGTCAACGGTCTTTGTCAACCATCCCGGCCATTTTGTCGGCCAGCATTTGCATGTGATGCAATTCTTCGCCGGACAACTTCATGAACATTTCGCCCAGGTCGGGATGTTCGCCCCTGTGCATCGCGGCAAGGTTCGCATACTTCATTGTGTCGTGGGCCTCGTCAGCAATCAGGTCGGGCAGGCAATTCGGTATTTCCATGGTCAACGCTCCTTTCACACGGCGCTTTCAATCCGGCCACGCATGGCCTCCACATCGTCAGCATTAAGGCTCAATGTCATTTCAGAAGGGGAGATAATGGGAATGGACGGAATCTGGACGGGGAAGCTGCCATACTGCCGGATGGCTCTGATCATGGCGTCGGCCAGGCTGTCCAACTCATACGTCCCGCTGCCGTCATCGTCGAGGATGGCTTTCACCATCTGATTGTCAAAAACCGCGTCAACCAGTTTGTTATTGGCTGCCACAGCATTCGCGCCGACGGATACAAGAATCTGCATGGCGCGTCCGTTGCCCATCTTCGGCAGAATATCGCTCGTGATGTAATCGGCTATGCCATGGACAATCTGGGATTTCGTTACACGCATATAATCCTCCATTCGATACCGGCGCAGGCACACCACCCGCGCCGGTTAATTTGTCAGGCCGCAGTGCTGCCGCTGGACGAAACCGTGGGCGGCGTAGTCTGCACGGTGGGAATGGGAGGCACGCCGGGGACGACAAACGCAGGGCCCCAGCCGGGGGCTACGTTGCCGTTGGGAATCACCAGCTTGGTCATGCCGTAGAGCTGCGCAAGCTGCGCGGACTGCATCCGGATCAGACCTTCCTGCGTGGCATTCCAAACCGCCTGTTGGCTGATTTCATTCTGCACGGCGGCGATCTTATTGTCGGTATAGAGTTGACCTTTGAGCGCGGCAATCTCCGAATCCTTCGCCATGGATTCGCGGATTAGTCCCATTTCGTACCGGGTGACGGGCTTCTCGTTGGGGTCGCCATTCTGCCGGTTCCCGCCAAGCAGCGCTTCCAGGCCGCCAGCGCCCGCCAGAGCGCCCAGCCCAGTGCCGATAGCACCCAGGGTAACGCCCAGATTGCCTTTCCCGTTGCTCGCATACTGTACTTCTGCCATGGGTTTTCCCTCCTTATTTTTCTTTGTGGCCACGCTCATATTATCGCAAAAAAATAACCCGCTGGCGATGAAGCCAGCGGGCAATCTTAGTGTAAGTTTGAGGAAAGTTCCGTGCAATCAGGGAGGAATGTGCTTGAACAGGACAGCTTCGTTCCGGTATACAATGTTCTTGATCTGCCGGGCGCTCATCTGAAATTCTTCCGCAAGCATCTCATAGCACATGCCGTCTATCAGCCTCCTTGACAGTATTTCCCGATCCCGGGCAGAGTGGATGTATTCAATGATCAGGGCTCTGATCTGGCTGTTCGTGTACTCCATTCTGCACCTCCGCGATCTGCTGATTCACCATGTCGATCAGTTGCTTTTCCCGGACAGTGTTTCCGTAGACGAAAATCCCAATGATCACCGCCATCGTAACACACCAGACGATGAACAGAATCAGCATCCGTTTGTTGACCCGGTTGTAGTGCATCATGGCATTTTCATGCAGGAAAAAGGGAACGCAGGCTTGGCTTTTGTTCTGGCAGTTTTTGCATTCGTCCATGGTGGGCCTCCTTTACGGTACGATTGTCCCAGGATAAAGCGCATCGGTAATGATATTGCGGCCTGTGATGTACTTCTCTTTGTACGCGCCTATGGCTTCCTGCGCCACCAATACCATTTCGATCATCTGCTTGCGAATGTCGCTTGTCAGTTGGTATTTCTGCTGATCCGTCAGGCTGTCATTGGCGTTGATTTCGTCGATCTGGTTGTAAAAACTATTGATTGCCTTCTTGGTTTTGCCAATAATCCCGCTGCTGCTCGTAAGTTTCTTCGCCTCGTCGTATGCAGTTGTTGCTTCTGCTTCCGTTAAGCCGCGGCGAAGCATGTTAAGCGGCTTGCCATCAGACACGGCATTTGTCACTTGCGTCAAAATATTCGCGCCGTCATAGAACGAGTTCAGAATATCATTGCTCACGAGCGGGTCACTCGTCAGCTTTTTCCTTGCCGCGTTCAGCGCCGCATTGATGCCGCCCAGCTCGCCGGTATTCTTGTCCTTTGACAGCGCGGGAACCAGCATTTGCCCAAGGTAGCCTGTGTATTGTTCGGCAAGGTATTGCAGCTTTAGGGGAGACATGCCAACCGCTCGTCCGATATTTACGAAAATATCCGGCGTTTCCTCTGTGTACTGTGTTGTCGCGTCTCTGTTCTGCAACATTCTTGTCGGGACGATCCTGCCGCCGTACCAGTTGATATTCGTGCCCATGGCAATCAGCGGGTCAAAAATCGTGCTGTCAACCGGGGTTAGATTGTCCAGTATTGTATTGGCAATAGCAGCAAGCTCGACTACGGGATCAGAGCTTGTACCGCTCCATATGGCATTGGACACGGCCCCATGTACGGCATAGGTCAGCGGGTCTTGGGCAAGGGGAATCCGGATCAACGGCTGATTGCCGAGGATGTCAGGCGCGAAATTCGGAAGATAGAAGTGCTGAGATTTGAGATCGTCGCTCATGTTCAGATAGGCTTCTTTTTCGTCATCGTCGCTGTTGCGAATCAGCAAAGCATTGCACAAAGCGCTTAAGATCGCCGTATTCAGCACGGTTTTCATGAAGCGCTGCGGTGCTCTCCCGCGTTCCGCTTCTGTTACTGTGCGCCCTGTGCGGTATACGCCTTGCATGGAAGCATTGAAGAAGGGAACAATCGCCTTAAGTGTTGAAGCAAAATTCCCATTGCCACGCCTGGCAAAGTCTACGGTTGCTTCCTGCGCGTTCAGGAACGCTTGCTGCCTTCCTTCCGGCGTGCTCTTGTCCTGCTGCCCGTATTTGTATTCTGCGTAGCGGCTTGTCTGTTCAACCACTTCATTCAGTTTTTCAGCCGTCAGTGTCGCCCAGGCTCTTTCCCCTACCCACTTCAATGTGCTGCCTGCATTCCTTGTGCTGTATCCGGGGATCAGTTCACCCCTGTACTGTTCGCTGCCTTTCCTGGTGCCCGTGTCAATGCGTGTCCATCCGCCGCCGCCAATCGCTGCATAATCCCTGTATTCGCCGCTTTTCGTCCATACATCATAAGCGGCGCGTACCCATTTCGCCGCGCCGGTGACATAGTTACTGGCCCAGCTTCCGTAATTCACGCTGTTTTGGAAGTCACGCAAAAAGTTGCGGAGCGCGAATACAGGGTTGCTGCCCGTTGTAAGCATACTCATGCCGCGCGTCAGTTTGGATAGCCCGCGCAATGCGATGCCGATGTCGGTTTCCCTTTGGCTTGACAGTAATTTGTAAAGGTCGGTGTTGTAGATTTCGTAATAAGCATTGCTGCCGTCCGCGTGCCTTACGGTTATGACATTGGGCATATTTACTCGGCCAGTCCCGCGATACTCGATCTGTTCTTCTCCGATCAGGTCAAGCGCCCTTTGTAGAATGTCATCCGTTACATTTCCGTTTAGTAAGTCAGAGATTCGCTGTTGCAAATCCCTGGTGTCAACGGAAACTCGTTCAATATCCTGGGTGATTTCTCGCCCAAATTCGCCGAGCCCTTCATACTGGTGGTAAGCGGTATCCCATGCCAGCGCCGCGTTATTGGTTTTCACCATATCCACGATGCTGTGGGTCATGTCCACCCAACTGTCAATCGGGTTGATAATGTCCTGCGTGCCGCCTGTCGCTCTGCGAATCTGGTATCTTCCGTTGCGCCCGACTTTTCTGCCGCTATTCGCATTGTCCATCACGCGGTATGTCGGCACATAATGCGGATACATGGCGTTGAATCTGTCGAACGCCTCCTGCGTAAGGAATCCGGTATCCACCATCCAGGCTTGCAGCATTTGTTTCCTGTATTCCTGGAACGCCTGTTCTGCGCGAACGACTTCCGGCTGATTCTGCTCGACGTTATTGATAAACGTGTCCCTTTCTGCCGGAGTGATCGTTTCATCGTCGAAGACGGGCAGCCCCCTCGCATGTCGCGCCTCAGAATGTTTCGCAAGCATATATTTGGTCAGCGTGTCAAACTGATTCCCGCGCAACCCTGCGTTTTCAAAGCGTGTCGCAAGGCTTTCACCGATAATAGTACCATGGCTGTCCGCAAGGTCGTTCAGCAGGATATTGCTCGCCACGCGATTAGAGAAGTTTTTCAGCAAAGAGTTCTTCCGCAAGTCTGCGTTGAAATCTACCTGCCCATTATTACCTTCTCTGATCTTCTGGTTTACAGGCTCCGCAGCCGCCGTATCGTCAATGATATTTGCAATCATATGCCGCACAGTCGCATCCCTTTGCGAAATGTCGCTCTTGTCGCGAATGACTGTGCCGAGCTTCTCATTTGTCGTTCCGTTCAGATAAGCTCTCAAATCCTGCTGCGCTTCTGTTACGGCCCGGTATTCCTGCGATCTGCGCAATGTCTGTTCAAATTGATCGACGAAATTATCACCGGCGAAGGCCACCGCGTCGGCACGATCACGCATCCAGTGCCACCCAAATTCCGCGAATGCTTCTCCTGGCAATTCAGCCGGAGTATAAGCATTTCTAAACACGGTCGGCAGGTTATTGACCATAAAGTCAGTGCCGGTCATTCCCAGCCTGTCGCTCAGTGCATGGAAGATTTCGTGCATCGCCACCTGATAGTTTCCGGCCTGGTGCGAACGCACGGCCAGATACCCGGCTCTGTGTTCATAGAAGCCAAGCACATCTTGGGGTACGTTCATTTTCCTTGTCCCGAGGGAATGGCCAAGGTGAATATCGTTCGCAAGTTTTTTCGCAATGGAATACGGGCTGCGCTTTGCTTTGGTATTGGTGGCGTTCTGGTTCTGTCCCTGGTTCTGGTTCCCCCTGTTCGTCCCGCGCCGGAAGGAAAGCTGGCCTTCGCCCTGTCCACGGTTCGCACGGTTCACGCCCTGCCGCACCATTTCGTCCATCTGCGGGGCCACGTTTTCGCCGAGGAAGTTTTGCATCCGTGGATCGCCCGCGTCCTCTATCGCGTCCATCGTCCCGCGCAGCGCGTCGGCAATCTTTTTCGACGATCGCTTATATTCGTCGAACATCTTCATCAACGCCTGGGTGCCCGCGCTCTCCTGGGTAAATCCGGGCATGGCCGTCTGGTTGAGGTACACGGACACGTCCTGCCCGCTATTCTTCACTTGGATGTACCGGGCCGCCGCATCCGCAATCTCAGCGGGCAGGTTTACGTCGTACACCGCGCCCTGCTTCACGGCTTCCTGCATCTGCACCACGCGGGGCGCGGCCTGCAAGAGCGCGTTCAGCACATTCTTTGATCCGGGGTTGGTTTCTTCGCTGAACATCTGGGTCAGCGTTGTATTGCCGTATGCCCGCTGGAACACGGCGTCCTGCATCCGCTTCATGCCCTGCTGGCTGATCGTCCCGTCCTCCTGCTGGTATGTCCCGCGTTCGGAATCGGGAATCACGTTCTCCATGAAGGCAAGCACAAAACTGTGATTGTCCGCGTTGTCCAGCCGCCCGTTTTCCGCAGGGGAGAACAGCTCCATCATTTCGTTGGTCAGCAGTGCCGCGTCCCGCGCCGCCTGTTCGCTTGCGCTGTATGTCGCCGTGGTGCTTTCGTTGGCTGCCCGCACAAAGGCTGCCCTGTCAAGTTCGGTATCCCGCACGCGCACGAGCACGCTGTTGTCGGTCACGCTGTTGGGGTCAATCCCAAACTTCTCCGCGTTCTGCCGCAGCCATTCCGTATACTTCGCCGCGGCTTCCGTCCCGTTGTTCATGGCCTGCCTGATTGCCATGGTGCGCCCGTTGCCGCTCTCCACCACATTGTCCGCGCCGATGATCGGTGCGCCGTTCTGCACGTCTGCGCTTTCGCCCAGCCGCGCCGGGTTCAGGTTCTTGGCAATCTGGTTCACCTGATCCTGGTTCGCCTGCCGCGTCCGGTCACGGGGCTGCAATTCTTCCGGGAAAGCCGGGTTCTGATCGAAGTTGTCCATGTTGGACGTGACCAGATCGTTCACGTTTACCAGGTCGTAATGGACGCGGACGGGCACCTGGTCGTTGGTGTACACCACGCTTTCGGAAGGATTCGCCGTGGGCTGCTCAGGCTGCTGCTCCTGGGCCGCGGCTTCCGCCTGGACCTGTTCCTCTGCCCTCTGCTGTTCAATTTTCTGCTGCTGCTCTGTAACGGCGTTTTGAGCCTCAGTACGCACGTTTGCAAGCTGGGCAGCCTTTGCCTTGTCCAGATTGCTTTGCGCGATGTTTAGGGCCTCCTGTGCATTCTGTAGCGATTGTGTGTATTCCTGAACAACTTTCGCCTTTCCTTCCAGGCTGGTGATCGTCCGGTTCAGCTCTGCCGCCGCCTGATCGTCCGCCGGGTTCTGCTCAAGCTGTTCATAAAGCGCGTTCAGGTTTTGCGCCGCCGCTTCCTGATCAGCCATGGCCCGTTCAAGGTTCTCCTGTGCCACATTGGCCTTATCCGAAGCCTTGTCCACCGCCTCCTGGTACGGGGCAAGCGAATTGAGCTCACCGTTCGCCGCCTGCTCCATAACGTTCCGCGCGGCCATGTTGTCGGCATTGGCGCGGTTGATCTGCGCCGCCGTATTCTGGTCGCCCATTTCAAGCTGGGCGCTCTGTGCCATCGCCTGTAAAACGCCCGCGTCCACCGTGCCGTTATTCGCCATCGCTTCGGAAAGCATCTGCGAGGTCGCGCCGTCGTTCAGCGCGGCCACAATCAGGGTGGGCGTCACGTTCTCCGTCATGCCGTTCTGCTGCGCGGTCATGAGCGCGTTTTGCAGCATTTGCGCCGTCTGCGCCCCGCCGTATTTCTCAACCAAATGCTGGGCTGCCGTCATGGCCAAAAGCTGGCTCTGCGCGTCCGTGCTGTTCTGCATCATCGCCGCCGCAATCACTGCGGTCTGGCTGGCCGGGTCTGCTTTCATGGCCGTGGAAAGGGCCGTGATCGTCTGGGTGAATTGCGCAAGCTGTTCGTTCGTCTGGGGCGCGGTCTGGTTCTGCTTCGTCCCGTTCAGCATTTGCATCCCCTGGTCGGTCGTGAACCGGCTGACTGTTCCGGTTATCGCGGTCATTCCGGTTCCGCTCACCGCGCCGCACATGGCGGCATAGAGGGCGTTATATATCTGGTCTTTCCAGCCTTGCAGCTCGGCTTCTTCGCGGGTCATGCCCTGCTGCTCGTATACGGTCATTTTTTGTTCCCAATTGGACATAGAGCCCATGATCCAGGTGTCGAATTGGGATTCAACGATTTCGTTGATTGCCTCGCCCGGGGCTTCTTCCTGAATGCCGTCCTTGATGGCCTGTTTGATGATCGTCTTCCACTTGCCCGCCGCCGCTTCGCCTGCGCCAAGCGCCCGCGCTTCGCGGATGTTCCCGATGGTAATTGCCTCGGTTATGGTTTCAGCCAGATAGTTGACGCCGGAAAGGATCATGGCCTGTTCCCGGTTCCCGCCGCGAAGGTACACGTCCCGCGCGGTATTGCCGGCGGCAATCAGGCCCATGGGCGTCGCGCTCAGCATTTCGCCCGCGAACCGCACACCAAACTTTGCCAGCGCTCCGGCCCCTTCCTTCGCCGCAAACTGCACGCCGCCGCCCAGCAATCCCAGGTTCATAAAGCTGTCGCCCGCGCTGGTCGCCGCGTCGTATCCAAGCGTTGCCAGCCATGCCCCGAAGGTGCCTTCGCCCAGGTCTTCCTTGATCTCCTGCTTCACCGTTTCGCGGGTGGTGTTGACGGCCACGTTCGCCATGTACGTGGGATTGTAGGGGTTCGGGTCTTCGCCTTTCAGCCATTCGCTCACGGTATACATTGTCCCGGCCAACTGCGCGGGGGACAAAAGGACAGATAAAAGTGTGCTCGTAATGGGCTTATCTTCGGCGAAGTTTTCCACCCATTCAGACCACTTTCCCATGTACCGTGCCTGTGCCTCGTCGATCATGAAATTGTAATAGGCCATGGCCGCGTCTTCGCCCTGCTTCGCCCGGAGGTACAGGAAGGTTTTTCTTTCTTCCTCGGTCAGGCTGCCCATCCAGGAATTGGCCTGGGCAAAACTATAGTTTCCATCTTCCGGGTTAAAATCATTCGCGCCAATAGTAGGATCAACCGCCTGCTTATCTTCCCGTGAAACGTCCGGAGAATCCAGGCTGTCAAGAATCCCTGCGGCTTCCATCTCCGCAACGCGGTCAAAGTCGCCGTTCCACCGCAGCAAAAAATAGTCTGCGCCCTGGATTTCGCGAAGCAATGCGGCCTTCCTGTCCGCCAGTATATTGACGGTATCGCTCACGCCGCGCACGTCTGCGGTTTTCAGACGGTCAACCACATAATCAATCGTTTTGATAGCTTCTTCGTACTGCTGTTTGTTTGCAAGTGCCGCCTGGGCCACGGCGGCGTAATCAGCGTCCGTATTCTGCAGCGCAAGTTCATATACGGATGCGGTTGACCATTGGGGAGCCGTGCTCTGCTGGGAGATTTGGTCGGCATAGTCCAGGATCGGCAGCAGGCTCCCCACGGTGCTCGGGTCAAGCCCGTTGATCAGCGCCAGCACTTCGGCTGTGTTGTATCCGCGCGTGATGTTGGCCTTCACCTTCTGGGCTTCGTCATACTCGCCCTGCATCTTCGCAAGGGTCTGCTGTTCCTGATAGAGCTTGGCTTCCAGCTCGGCGATATTTTCTTGCAGGTCGAATTTGTTATACTGCGCGGCCAGCTCGTCCCGGTAGCGCGAATCGTCCATGTCCTGCAACGTCATTTGAAGGACTTCCATTTGCTTGGTAAGGTTGTCCACGGCGGCCTTCTGCGCTTCGTACTGATGGCTGGTCTGCAAAGCGGCCATATAGTTGTCCGCCGCGTACTTGTCCGTCATGTCCATTACGCACTTGTAGTCCCGTTCCGCGTCAAAGGTGCCCTTCCTTATAGCTTCGTAGTATTCGCTTACAAAACCCTCAAAATTGCTGCTGTTCGCGGTCGCCCATACGGTCTTTTCTTCCGCCGTGCCCTTTTCAGCAATCACGCTCGCCGCGTCATTGATCGCCTTATCCTTTTCCTGGGCGATCGCCATGTCGTTTTCGGTGTGCATGATGTTCGTCATGCCCAGGTTTTTTTTCAGCGTCGCGCCGTAGCCAAACTTGGCAAGGGGATCCCCGAAGTAATCGTACCAGTTTTGTTCAATGCCCTCCGCGACATCGCCCCATTTGTAATCAATGGCGCGGGTGGTATTCAGCGGCTTCATTTCGCTTAGGCTCTTGTCCATCTTCGCGAGCGTGGGATAGTTTTTCGCGAAGTCGGCCATCAGGTCTTTTTCGATCCTGTCCGCAGGCGTGTGCGTCTTTTCCTTCTCCGCGATTTTTTCCCGCAGGGCTTTCAGTTCCGCTTCCGCTTTCTGGGTAAAGTCTTCCGCGTCCAATACCTTCTGGTAATACTTCTTGGCTGTTTCGTCCGTCCCGCCCATAATGTAGGCGTTCGCTTTCAGCCAGTCCTGGTTAAATTCGGACACGCCAAAATAAAGGGCGGCATCGTCAAGCGTGCTGCCCAGTACGTAAGGGTTATACTTTTCGTTGGTCGGGTCAAGCCTGGCGGAAATGTCCTTGTCTTCCTTCCATTTGTTCCCGTTCCCCATCAGGGCTTGCACGCTGTCCAGCAGCCTGTTGCCCGTGGTCTTGTTCCTGGCCGCCCAGATCACGCCTTTCAGCGCGTCCTGGCTGTAGTCCACCGCGCGGTTCAGCACGGTCGGCACGCCTTTTTCCTTTGCCGCGTCCATGCTTACCAGCGTCTTATAGTTGCCCCAGTCGATCATGCCCAGGATTTCTTCGTCCGAATAATTCCTGTCGGTACGGTTTGCCCAGTAGGCGATTTCCTGCTGCAGCGCGGCCCATTCCGTTTCCGCTTTCTTCGTGGTGTCCTCTGCCGTCAGCAGCTTATAGTACCAGTAAGCCGCGTCCTGCTTTTTGTTGCTCTTGGAGGACGGGGCCAGTGGCGTGTTCCCGTTCTCGATCCGGTAGTATTCCTTCAGCCACGCATTGTCTGCCAGCCACTTTTCGGTCACGCCGCCGGTCATGTCGAACCCGAGAGCGGTCAGCTCCGCGATGGCCTTGTTGGTGGCTTGCGTGTACGGGTCGTAAAACATGCTGGTGTTGTCGTTCTGCAAGGCGGCAAGGGAGTTCCACATCTGCTGTCCAAGCGCCGCGTCCTTCTGCATGATCTTGCCGATCTGCACCGCCGCCTCGCTCGTGGTGGGCTGATCACCAGCGTACCATTTATCGCTCTTGGGCGTAAACGTCGGCAGTTCTTTGATGCTCTTGATGGCAGAAGTGTCAACAGTTTTCGGAACGGTTTTTTCTGTCGTTCCAAGGTTCAGCGCCTTGTCGAACAACGTCTGCTTTTTCGTGATCTCCGGGAGCTGCACGGTAATGTCGGAAGAGTTTTTATTGGGCGTTACTGTTACATCGGCACTGTTCTGCTCAGGGCTCTTGAACGTGTCCATTGTATCCTGAAACAATTGACGCCTTTTCTGCTCGTCGTCTTCTTTTTGCAACGATTCCGAGAGGGCTTTTAAGGTCCCCCATATACTGGTTATGCTCATAGGGTGCCCCCTTATTTGTTCTTCATGGCGTTCTGAAGCTCGCTTACAAAGGTCTTATTGTCCTTCTTTTGTTTACTCATTGTGTTCAGCGTATTAAGAAATTCTGTGCTAACCGGCCCGGAAAGGCTTACAGTTTCCGTCTTTGTTGGAACAATGGAGGTATTCGCAGCTGTTGTCCCCGCTGTATCCTTTGTGCCCATCACAGCATTAAGTACGGCTGAAGTGCTCGGAATGTTGACAGCAGAATTGTTGTTCGCCTGATAAAAGCCGTTCAGCCCTGCGATCAGTTGGCTGTCCGTCAGCCCGCCAACGGTCGCCGTGGGCTTAACGCCGGCATTGTTCCCGGCGTTGGAAGCGTTTTTGTTTCCGCTGCTTCCTCCGCCGCCTCCTCCGCCTCCGCCGCTGCTTCCGCCGCTGCTGCCTGATACGCCGTTGGCCGCCTGCTTCACGTTGAACTGCCGCACGTTCTCGTTGAAGGACATCTGCCACTGCCAGTCTTCAATTTCGTCACGGGCCATCTGGTAGTCCATCTTGGCTTGCCACTGCGAATCAGATACCTGGTCGCGCTGCATCTGGTACATGAACTGGTAAATCTGGGTGGATAGCTGATTCTTGTACTGGGCGCTGGTCAGACCGCGTTCGTAGTCCTGTTCCTCCAGAGCACGGATGCGGTTCATCACGTCGTTGGCTTCGCTGGCCGCGTACTGGCTCAACTGCTGGGCAAGCTGATGGGCCAGAAGGGTGCGCTGCGTCTCGATGTACTTTTCTTCCTCGGCCTGCTTGTCCCAAATGTCCTGTTGCGCTTCCGCGCCCGCCTGCGTCAGGTTGGCAAGCGTCTGGGAAGAATAGCTGCTTCGCTGCATTCCGCGGCTCAACATCTGCCTGTCCGCCGTGGAATAGGCGTCGGCGTACTGCTTCGCGCTGGCCTTGCGCTGTTTGTCGTATGTGAATCCCAGCGCTTCTTTCTGCTGCTGCAAAAGCAAATCCTGAAATTCCTGGTTCTGCTGCGCGTTCATCCGCAGAATGCCGTAATAGGAGGCGTACTCGTTCGCCGCCTGTGCTGCCCTTTCTTCCGGCGTCCTTTCCTGCCACGTGGGCGTGGAATTGTACTGGCTGATCAGGTTTTGGAGATAGCTCGCCAGAGTGTCGGACGCGGATGCGGAGGCGGCTGCCGCAGTATTGGCCGCGGTGCCGCTGTTTGTGCTCTCGGTATTATGAGACGCACTGTTATCGCTGGCCGCCGTTCCGTTTACGGGCTTGTATTGCAGGGTTCCGCTGCTCGATGAAGATAATCCAGCCATATCTCGCCTCCGGAATTACAGTGTGTTTTTGCTCGTGGGATTGTTGATCACGCCGAAGGCCACCAGCACGGGAAGAAGCACATCCAAAAGGCCGTCCACGGTTTCGGAAATATCCAGCCCCGCAAATTCTTTCACACAAAAAACGATCAGGGCCGCAATGCTCGTCCAAAGGGCCCAGCTTTTCCATCTTTCCTGAAGAATCATGTCTATCACTCCTTTTGTCATCCGTCCTGCGTGCCGGAAGAATGCGCCTGCATCTGATCCAGCCTGTGGTGTGCGCTCTTCACGCTGCTTTCCACGGCGGCCAGGCGTTCGGAAAGCGCGTCCATCCGTCCGCGCATGGCCCGCATTTCCACGCGAATGTCTTCAACGCCGCCGGATATGCTGTCCAGCTTTGCTTCCAGCCGTGCGCCGCTGGCCGCGTCGCTGCGCGTGTCCTTCCGGCTGCTAAGAACCAGCCCGATCAGTGCGATCAGCACCGCCGCCGCACTGAATAAAGTCGCCGTATCCATGCGCTCATCCCTCCATCTTCTGATCAATCCAGGCTGTTACCTCGTTCAGCTTCCGGCGCATGGAGGCTAATTCGTTCCGGCTGATCCTCACGGTATCGTCGGAAGGCGCGGGGCTCTCGGTGGGCGCAGAGGGGGCGGATGGCTGTTCGGGCTCACTGGGCTTTTCAGCGTTCACGCTGTCCAACGGCACGAGGAAGCTGCTCATCATATAGCCGATAGTCCCCGCATAGTCGATCTTGTCCCAGCCGCTGATAGAATCGTCCAGCACACCGACGACCGAATGCAGCGGCACTTTGCAGATTTCGTCCCTGTCCGTGTTCGGCTGGGGGCGCAGTTTCACGGGATACCCATTGCTGGCAACGACCTCCGCGTAGTACAGGGTTTCATCTTTTTCTTCCTGCCCGCCGTAATTCACCTGCTTCAGCTTCGCGTAGTGCGACCAGTTTCCGATGCTGTGATCCTCTGTAATGCCGTCGATCCCCTGTGCTGCCGATTTGGTGCAGTGCATGATCGTCAGCGGGTTCACCCGCGTCACAACGCCCACGTGATAATAGTCCGTCTGGTCGCTGCCGCTCTTGTAGCTGTCCGGAAGGCTGTATCCGCTGTCTCCGGGCCGACGCGTTTTGAACACGATCATGCCGGGCATCAGGTCATTTTCTCCTGTGATCCGGAAGGGCCACGGCTCCTGAATGGCGTTCCGGGCCGCCCAATTGCTGCCGTGGGTGCCCGTCCATTTTTCCCCGGCCAAACGCAGCGCCCCGATGATCAGGCCGATGCAGTCACATCCGCCGCCGCTGCCGTCCCCGCCGCTTTCGTAGTGCGTCACCCGGTCGGCGTTCTGCTTCACGCATTCCAAGAATCTGTTTATGCTAATCATGTGATCCCCTCCTTATGTCGATGATTCTTCTTCCGCTCCGATCATTTCCTGGTACAGGTTGTAGGCCGTTTCTTCGTCCAGCGCGTCATTGTACACGCGGCAGTCCTCCACGGTAATTGTCGTCTTATGGGTAACCAATGTTCCTTCCGCGTTGTACCTCGCGCCGATGATCAAAGGCAGTTTAATGGCATAGTCTTCCGAAACCGGGGATTCAATGGCTGTGCCGCCAATATAGTTCACGTTGTTCAGCCTGACATGATATGTGCTGCCGGATTTGACCACGATGCAAACGTTCGTTTCGCCCCAGTGATCATCCGCATTGTAACCCGGATAATTCAGATTGCAGATGTACCCGCCGAACAGGATCATGCCTTGGCCTGTGCTGGAATACCTGTACAGCAAGCCTTTCCATGGGGTGTCAACCGCGTCCAGCGCGCAGCAGAAAATGTTCGCGGGCCATCCTGTCGCGTCCGGGGTGCTGGGCGTGCCAGACCACTTGATGGCAAACGTCCAGTCCTTGTCCACGTCGTCGTACAGCTTCACCTTGGTATTGATGTAGTTGTAGCCGGTCAATGTCTTGGGCGTCTCCAGCTTGTACAGATAGTATCCGTAGTCGTCCGCGCCGGCAGTGGACGGACCCGCGCCTGCGCTGCCGCCGCTGACCAGGCCCATTTCGCCCAGCTTTTCCATCACCAGCTTGGCAATGGCCTTGTAGCCCCATGCGCTGAAATGCAGGGAACCGTACTGGTTTTCGCCGGTTTGCCCGCTGATGTATTCGCACAGCACAGGCGCGTTCTTTTTGATCGGGTCAGTCGTTGTCCACTGGCTGGTATCCACCGGCTGATAGGGGATCCCGGCCAGGCCGTAGCCGCGGTAGGGAAGCTGTTCTTCCAGCGCCACCACGTGGCAAACACCGTCCTCCCCGTCGTCCGTGAACGCGGCTTTGATGGCGGCCAGGTTTTCACCGCTCCATTCCCGGCCAATGATCACCACATAGGTGATGTACTGCCCAAAGTCCAGCATGGCGTTTACTTTGTTGATGAAATCCGTGGCGGACGCCGCGCCGCCGTTGGCACCCATCCAGATAATGGCGATGCCGTTGCGGTAATTGCGCATGGCGAAGGTGTGTATCTCCGTGTCCTGGGGCACCGTTTTGGCCGTCCCGGCTTTCAGGCGCTTGAAATAGTAGTCGAACGATCCGCCGGTGGACGGTGCGCTGCTGCCCATTTCCCGGTACAGGATGCCCTCCACGCCCGCGATGGTGCACGGGTTGATCCCGAACGCTTCCACCTCCCGCAGCGGATACGCCACCTTGCCGGATTTGGTGGCAAGGCCCGTCTGGTTCGCTTCGTAAATGTTCGCGCATTCGCCGATCTTCACGGGTGTCAGGTCTGCCGGGATCGTGATACTGCTGGAAAGCACCATGGGGTCGCCGCCCTGCCGCCCCATGATGGTCGGAATGTCCTCGCCGCGCGCGCCCATGTTCACCACGTCGTAAGCCTGGGAAAGCCATGCGGGGTAGCTGTAGTCCATGTAGGCGTTGAAACTGTCCGGCTGGCTCACATAGCCGCCCACGCCCTCGGTCAGGCTGTCGCCGTAGCAATAGAGGATGGGCCGTCCGCTGCTGGTCGTCCGGAGGGTTTCAACGGTATTGGCTATGCTGCCCATCTTCACGTCCAGGCGGGTGTTGTCGTCGATGCGAATGTCCTTGGCGTCCGCCACGGGAAATCCCGCGTTGTTCTTGGGCCGAAGCCCGGAAATAATTTCTGTCGATCCGTTATATGCCATGCTCTCACCTCACGATACAATCACGGTCGTTTCGCCAAGCCCCGGGTTGTCGCTTCTGTATATGTCGTAGGATGCCTGCCGCCCGCTGGAATTGGTGTGCGTAATTGTGATGACTTTGGTGAACCCGCCAAGGAAACCGCCCACGGTGAAGGCGCACGCACCGAAGGAAGCGGGCACCGCGTACCAGATATATTGGTTCGCACCTGCGTTCACGCTGAACGTCCGTGCCCTTGTCGCGGTCAAAACGCCGTTGGCAAGGCTCAAAAGGAAACTGCTGTTGATCGTTTCCGGCGTTACAGCCGCGCCGTAGTGCGCTTTGTTCAGGAAGGAGAGCGTCGCCGTCTTGCTTGCGCTCGCGCTTTTTTCGTCCGTAGCCGCCAGCGTCCAGGTTTTGTTTTCTGCCAGGGAAAGCCCGGTCAGGCTGATGCTGCCGCTGGCCTGGCTGATCGTCTGGGCTGATCCGTCCAGTGTCGCGCTTTCCGGCTTTTTGTTCATCGTGTAGCTCAGGGTCACGGAGGAAACCGTGCTGCCCAATTCCGCCTGGCTCGGAGATGCGGAAAAGGCGCTGATCGCCAAGGGCGTGTATTGCAGGTCGGCAATCGCCGCCGCATTGGCCGCAATCTGGTTGTCCATGGCGTTCAGCGCGGTCGCATATAGGGTATCTCCGCTCTGAAAATTCTGCTTTGTGTAGCTCATGCTTTCCTCCTTACGCCAGGGTGCTCAGGTCAAGGATGGCCTGATCCAGAATCGCCACTGCCGATACGTTGCCCTGGGTCGAAAGCACGTCTCTCAGCGCTCCCAATGCGGTAATGATGATCTGCTCCGCGTTTTGCAGGTTCGTCACGTTGGATGAAAGCGTCGATACCGTTGTGGAAAGCGTGGCGAGTGTGCTTCTGGCCGTGCTGTCTTTTACTGCGTTTTCTGTTCCGTTGAAATTTATCTTGGATACATCAGGCATTCTTCAATCACGCCCTTCCTTTAAGACGCTGTTCTGTGGTTGCGAATCACCAGGATACCGCTGCCGCCTTTGGCCCCTTTGTACATGTTGGGAGAATATGTGCCAAGGCTTCCGCCGCCGCCACCGCCGCCGCCTGTGTTATCGGTTCCGGCTGTCGCAGGGGTTACGGTCGCCCCGTACCCGGTGCTGCCATACGCGCCGTCGCCGCCGCCGCCAGCGCCGCCTAATGCCTTGTGGGAATTGCAGCTTCCGCCAGCGCCGCCGCCCGCATACAGGATTCCGCTGTCGTCGCCAAATTCACGTGTCGTGGTTCCCTGGCCTGTGCCGCCGTTGCTGCCGCCGCCGTTGCCGCCGTCGGTGCCGCCTGCCTTGCCTGTGCCGTAGCTGTACTTTCTCCCGGCTTCGTCAGTAATCACACCGCCGCCGCCGCCGCTTCCGCCATCCGGCCCGCTGATGCCGCCCCCCTTGAGGCCGCCATTGGCCGTAATCAGCGCGGAGGATGGGTCGGAAGAAGAGCCAAGCCATGTTGCGCCGCCGTTGCCGTCCGATGAAGAGGATGAAACGCCGTATCCGGAAACATTGCCTGTCGATGGTTCGCCGCCCGCACCGATCTGCACAGTGTATCCCTGCGAGGCGGTAAGTGTTTTGTTGCTTTCGGTCTTCGTGTATCCGCCGCCGCCGCCTCTGCCGCTTACGTAATGTTTATCGGATGATGGGCTTGCTTGCTGTGTTGCGCCATTGCAGCCAGCGCCGCCGCCGCCAACGGCGAACAGGTCAACCGTCTGGGTTTCCGCCATGGTCAGCGTGCCGCTTGTTTTCAGCCGGATCACCCAGTTATTGCCGTCCACTTCGGTTTCGTATGTGCCTGTATAAGTGAACTCGGGCAGGCCGGTGCTCGGGGTATCGCCACCGCCGCCGCCGCCCCCGCCTTCGCCGCTGCCGGACGTTGCCACGGGGAAATAGCTGATGATCATGGTTTTATCCCTCCAGTGCAATAATGTTCACTGGCACAGCCACGGAAGGCTTGTCCGCAAAGGCCGTAAAGGTCACGGTGCCAGCCGCCTGTGCTGTGCACGCCACCGCGCAGGAAGCAATGTCCTCCCGGGCTGCCGCGTTCGCGCTCTCCCCGATGCCTACCAGCAGCTTGTCGTCCGCTTTTACCGCGCTGCAGGATTTGGTACAGGAGTACGGCGCTTCCTCGCCCGTCCAGTCCGTGGTCGCAATGGTCAGCGTCGCCGCCTTCACCTTGGCTTTCTCACCCGCGAGCTCCAGAGCCTCCGCTGCGTCTTCCACCGCGTCGGAAAGCTGCGTTAGCCATTCGCCGCCGCCCAGATTTTCAACGTAGTCTTCCCATTCTTCCTCAGTGCCTTCGTATCCGTTCTCCACGGCCACGTCGTAGGCGTCTTCGCTGTCGAGGCGCACTTTCCTGATGGACAGGGTTTCGTCGGACACGCTCACGCTGAACAGCCCGCCGCAGGCCATCAGCATTTTAAGCGCCATCTCCGCTTTCAGCCCGGCCTCGTTGATCGGGTTCAGCGCCCGTTTGATTTCGTCCAGGGTCGCGGAGGCCGCTATGATCCAGTCGGCAATCTGGTCGGGCACGATGCCGCTCTCAATCGTGCCGTTGATTACCGTGGTCGCGGTGGCGGAGATCAGCACCGTCCCGTAATTGTCTACAATGCTCAGCGTGGCCGTCCCGCGCCCGGGTGCCATCAGATCACGGCTGCGCACCTGCCAGAACACTACGCCATTCTGGGTGATAATGTCGCCAGGATACGGGTCGCCACTGGGCGGGCTGATACTCAGGGCCGCGTGCCCGTCCGGATAATTGTTGAATACGGCGGTGCAGTCGATGTATATTCTCATGGCGAAGTTTTCGCCTGTTATGCCCAGCGGGATCGTGCTGTCCCCAAACTCTGCAAAGGTTTTTTCTATTGTTCGCATGGCATCCGTCCCCTTCTATTCATGTACAAACACGTCGGCGGTCTTCCATCCGGTCAGGTTTTCCGCGTCCTCCCCGGGCCGCACCCATATCATGCCTGACGTTGGTGAGGAAGGCGCTGTGCTGCTTACCACGATCCTGCTTTCCAACGCCGTTACGCTGCCGCTCAGCGTCGTAATGCTCCCGTCTATGGTCTTGTCCGCATCTTTCAGCTTTCCAAGCCGCCGGTAAATGTCATCCAGCATTTCTTCCATCTGCGCCACCAGCATTTTGTTTTGTCCCGTCCATCCGTCCGGCGTCCTCAGCGGTTCATGCTGGCGCGATGTGTTGTATGTCCGCATTGCAAGCTACCTCTGTCAATGGATGATCTTTCCCTGCCCTTTGCATATTTCAAGCACTATATATCGGAGCATGGTCACGTAATGCTTGATGGCATAGGCATCGTTGTTCGTGCTGCCGTTGCTGCCCCAGGCGGTGCTATACTGGTACTGCTCCATCATGACGGACGAGATACCTTCAACGTTGTACGCAAACAGCGTTTTAGGATATTGGGCGCTTGATTTTGTTTCGTAAACCGCCTGGAACGTCGGAGAATCGCTTGCGGTGTAGTTCCCTTTGTCCTTATAGAAATTGATGATCTTGTCCTTGTTCAAAAGAATCCTGTCTCTCGTAAGCGCTTCGCTGCAAAACAGCGTAACGAGATGCAAAACAGTGGCGTGTGTCGCAGTGTCCGAATGGCAATCGATCCACAAGTCCGCGCCGTTGTAGTCGTTCAGCCATTGTTTGAGCATTTTTGTTTCCACTTCGGAATCGGGGTAATCGCCGCCGTTGTCAGTATGCAAGCGGCTCCAGCTTCCGTAATACTCAAAGTTCTTATTGATGCGCACACCGTTGGAATTGGGATACAAAAGCGGGTCGTGCATGATCCCGGACGGGCAAATAACAGGAATCACCACGAACCGCGTGCTGTTATACAGCGCGGCCATGCCTGTGTCCGTATGCTCCATCAAAGCCTTTATGAAGTACGCAAGCCCGAAATAAGTACTCGCCTCGCACGCATTCATGCCAGCCGAAAGCAGTACCGTTTTGTTGTAATACTTCGGCTTAAACTCATAGCTGAATACAGGACATGCGATATTCCCGGTCGCTTGCGCACCGGAATCAAGGCCCAGTTCTTTCTTTGTCACCGTATACCCATTCGCGTGTTTCCCAAGGTACGGGTCAAAATAGGTATCGATAAAGCCTTGATATTTAAGCGTCGAAGTCAGTGCGGAAATGCTCTGTGTGCTTTGTCCGAGCGACGTGCATTTGTAGTCATCCGTAGCGCTTGCCGGTTCCCATACGTCATAGGACAATATAGGCGGCACATACGCCTTGATCCCTGTAGCGGTGATCGATACAGTGCAGGAGTTTACGCCGTCAACGTAGATATTGCAGTCTTCGTCAGCCGGAAGCGCACTCTGGCTCTCGTAAAATTCCGTATAGCCAAGATCGCTTCCCTCGTAAACGATATTCGGGTTGTCGTTTATATTTCCAAGCTGTGCCTGTACCTGCACAAAATAGACGTTATCGGGGAAGGTTTGCCGTGTCCTCGCAGCCACGCCATAATCCCTCTGGATGAATGTTTTGGAGCTGTCGTACCAATAGAACCGCTGCACTGTAAAACTCGAAATGATTGCCAGCCCGTGAACAGGAATAAAAAAGCTGAAATAATTGCTGCTGCCATCAGCGGTTTCCTGTCCTTGATCGTTCTTGATCTTCCCTTCCACCCTGCTGCCGATATTGAACAAGTTTTTCCCGATAACGGTTGCGGAGCTGGGAAGCGTTACGCTTTTTGCCTTTTTGACGGTTTCCCTGTCAATGCTGACCACATTCCCGGATAATGTCAGCGTTGTAAGCTCCCTGCTCTGATCCGCTTCCAAGCCGTTGACCGCGCTTTTTAATGCCTCGATCTGCTCGCCCACATCCGTCTTCTGAAACTTCGTGCTGTCCCATGCGCCGGTCGTATCGGTCGTGCAAAGATACCAGTCCCCCGAATGGATATAGTATTTCCCTGCTGTCGCTCCGGTATCCGGGTTATAGTCCTCGGCCAGCCGACTGTTACTCCGCTGATTGAATGCCTCGATAATGTCGGACACGGCATATTGTTTTTCATTGATCACAAAGGCGGAAATGGTCTGGCTGCGCCCATCGTTGGTGACACTCAGGGGCGACGCTTCCACACCCAGCAAATCCATAACATTCGAGAATGTCCCATCTGCCTTTACTACGTTCCCGTCCAGGAGTTCGATAAAATAGTTCATATATGGCCTCCTTAATCAGGGTCAATGTCGGAAACAATCATGATCCCGCCGATCAGACGCCATGCGGGCGTGTCGGCGTCCGTTTCAATGATCAGGCGGAACCGTCGGCCGGTGCCGCCAAAGTGTAGTCGTTTCTGCTTGTAATTTTTTGGTTTCGCGATTTCGGCTTCGGTAAGCGGCGTCACCGCGCATTTCTTGGTTTTCAGTTTCTTTTCCGTTTGCAGGCTGATTTTCAGCGTCAAGGGTTTATCTTTCGCTTCGGCCAGCAGGTACACTTCAAAGCTGCCCTTCACAATGTCCATCCGGCCAAAATCGTTCCAGTGCGTCACCCATTTTGTGGGCGCTGTCGTGGCCTGGCCCAGGCTCCAACTGTCTTCCTGCCACACATACAGCTTTCCGGGGGCCGTGGAGGAAGTGAAGTACAGGAAATCTTCCGTCCCAAGGAACCTCTCCACGCATACGTCGTCCCGCAGCAGCCACGATCCGTCCAGGGGATCGTATATCACCACGGCGTTATTGATGGGGCTCGCGTCAATCGGGATGGCGCAGTAATACTTATTGCGCCAGAAAATGCCCGCCGAATGCTCCAGCGCGTCGCTGTTCATCCGCTCCCATATGTCCTTGCAATACTGCTGTTGGAAAGGGTTCACGCTCAGCCCGTCGTACACCTGAAGGCCCTGCCTGGAAAGCATGATGATCTGCTCGTTGTTCACGGCGATTGTGCCCGGATACGCGGCACCGCCGCCGTATTGTTCCTTAAATGTATACGATCCGGGATCAGTACCCTGGATGCGCCATACGCGCGTGCGCTTAAACGCGATGATCTGGCTGCCGAAGGAGCGAAGCGCGGTAAAGCTGTCGCCGTCCCAGCTCGGCTGCATAATGTCGCCCGCGCCGTCTTCGGGGTGTTCCACGTCCGCCTCCCAGTTGGTCGGGTCGAAGGGCGAGGAATACACCAGCATGTCGGGATCGTCCGTGATTGCGCCGCCCCAGATGCGCTCAGCGCTTCTTTCGATCACGCCAAACTTTTTCGGGGTCGGCACCTGCACCACGCTCATATCGTCGCCGCGCACCATCACCATGCCGTCTATTGCGTTGGAAAGCAGCAGCACATCAACGCTCGCGTCACTGCCCGCCTCGTTCACTTCGTAAGCTGCCCAGCTCCACACGTTAGAAGCGTAGGCCGTAACGCCCGAAGGCATGGCAAGCTGTGTCCAGCGCTGGTTGCCCGGAATCCAGTAGTACAGCTTCCCGCCGCTGGCCGCGATCAGCACTTCTTTGCTCTGCGGCTCGGTATGCCACCTGCGGTAAAGGCGGGCCAGCGTTTCAATGGGCTGCTGAAGCACGGGCGAAAGAAGGCGGCACGCCGCTGCGGGCTGCAGCACGCCGCCTATCGTCTCCATGTTGCTTTCTTCGCTCGCGAAGCGGGGATCGGTGTCTACCCCGTCCCCGTATTGCATCAGGCCGCGGAACGTGGAGATAACGCTTCTGGCGTCATATTTGCCGATCACATTTGTTTTCGCCATGCTTTACCTCCTAAATCGGGATATTGAAGAAATTCCTTACTTTCCCGTTCTTCCCGCCCTGCGCTATCACCTTGGCTATGATCTCGTCAAAGGATGAGCGGAACGCAAGCCCACGGTTTTGCTTGTTCGTGTTCCCGTTCCGGTAAACAAGCCATGTCGCCCAGTCCACAATCGCCCTGTGCGTCCATTCCGGCGTCTTCGGCTTTTCGTAGTCCTCATGCAGCCGGGGCCATTCCGCGTCCACGTCGTCCGTCGTGTGCTCTTCCGCCCAGGCGTACACCAGCCGATCATAGCCATCGTTGATGTAGTCCATCAGAAACGGCATATAATCGCCCAGATCGTCCGCGTCGTTGTTCGTCTGGGCCATCACTTCTTCCTTAATCTCGATCAGAAGCATGGCGCTTCACTCCTTAAATGTTCGGGTATTTGTTCCTCAGCTGCAAAAATACGGGCACGGGGACGTCCACATGCACGCCGCGCTGGATCAGGGTCGTTTCGCCGTTGATGGTCACATGCTCATAGGGGTCAACCTTCATGCTGCCGCTGTCGTCCTCGTTCTTCGGAATGAAGACGGACACGCGTGGCATGTCGTCGGTCACTTCTTCCACGGTCGCGGTTACGGAAATGCCTTTCACGTTGGATTTCATGGGATTCTCCTTTCAAAAGAAAGGGCCCCGGAAGGCCGGGGCCCTGTTTACGGTCAAGCGGTCGCGCCGCTCTCGATGCGCACGATGAAGTCGTCCTGCAGGATCACAGTGCAGAAGCCGTTCACCTTCCAGGCGATAGTGCCGCGCTGGTTCAGGGGGTCAAGCGCGCCGGAGGAACCGACGGGCTTGATGATGATCTGCACGTTCTTGCCGCTGCCGCCAAGCTCAATCGTGCCGAAGGCGTCCGCGCCATACACCAGGGTGGAGTACACGGGGGTATTGGTCGCGCCCGCGCCGTAGGGCACGATCTTCAGGTTCTTGGCAGTCGTCCAGTCAGTGGTCACGCTGGAACCGGGCACCCAGCGGAAGTACACCTTCTTGTTTACCGCGTCCCAGCGCTCGATGCACATGGGGGTCACGGTGTAGGTGGTGCTCACGTTGGTCTGGATGTACACGAGCTGGCCGGTCATTTCCCGGGCGATGTCCTCGGTGATGCCGCTGGCGGAATAGGTCAGGCACTTATTGGTCACGTCGAAGTCGGCGGAGGCGTCCACGCTGGCAGTGGTGCCGAACACATAGCTCTTGGTTTTGAACACCATGGCGTTGGTGGATTCAAAGAACTTCACCTTGTAGATGGTGCCCAGCTCGTACTTCTCCACCTTCTGCTTGTCCTGGTACTTGCTCACGTCCACCCACATGGTATCGCTGGTCAGATCGTACACGGTATCGGGGTGCACGATAGCGTGATAGTACCCGTCGGCGAAGGGCCGCACGTTCTTGCGCCGCAGGGTGCGCACGGCTTTCTTGATGTCGCTGTAGGTCAGCTTATCGGTGGAGGCGATGGTACCGCGGGCGGTGTTCGCGCCGGTGTACTGCACGTTCATGCCGGCGTTCAGGGCGTTCCTGGAAATGGTGTCCAGGGAAAGCGCGGCCTGGTCGCTCAGGAGCTTGGCAGTCTCCTGGTGGATGTTGTCCAGCATGTACCAGTTGATTTCATCGGTCAGCTCCACATGCCCGCCATAGGGCTTCACCATGGCGGTCATTTCGGTCTGCACCAAGGTCTGGCCGGTGGGGGTCACGCCTTCAGCCAGGGGCGTGGTGATCGCGTCGAAGGGGGTGAAGCGCCTGAACTGCACGCGCTTGCCGTTGTTCAGCGGCAGGGCACGCTTCTGGGCGTCCCGGGCGTGCACCATTTCGGGCTGCATGTTCTCCAGCAGGGTACGTTCGTAGTACTGCACTACACCGGGCGCTACGCCCGCGGAATAGGTATAGTTGAGGTTATCGAAAACAGCCATATTTCACATCTCCTTTATTTTCTCATGTCGTATCTCCTCCCGCTGGACAGGTTCGCTTGCAGCTTTTTCCATTGGTCTTCCGGCATGTTCTGGATGCTCGCAGGGCTAAACCCTGTCCCGTTGGGAGTGCGCATAGGCGAGGGCATGGTTCGCTTGCTTCCGCGCAGCGCGTCGGCCACGTCGTAGAAGTCCCATTCGCCGCTCGCCAGTTTCTGTTGGATTTCGGGGCTGGAATTGAACGCGGCCATTACGTCGATGCCGCTGTTCGCCTTAATCTTCTGCGCCTGCTGGGAAAGCAGATCAGCGCGGGCCTTCATCACGGGATCAATCTCGTCTTTCGGTGCGGCGGGCTGCGGTTCTGCGGGCACGGATACCGCGCCATGCTTCATCCGCACGTAGTCCTTGGCCGTTTCCAGGCTCTTGAACTCTCCCGCGCTCACCAATTCCTGGGCCTGCCTGTCGTACATGCTTTCGTACAGCGGGGCAAGTTTCTGTTCCTGTTCAGCCTCCCATGCCCTACGCTCCCGGGCGATGGCCTGATCGATGCGCTTGCGCACCCATCCGGGCTCTTTGGCCGGGGCCTGGGCTTCCTGGGCCTGTTCAGGCTGCTGGTCAGGGGCTTGCTGTCCTTCTTCCATCAGGGAAGAAAGCGCTTCGCCCTGGGGTTCCTCCGGGGCCTGTGCTGCGTCGTCCAGTACGTTCCCCTGATGCATCGTTTCGACCGTGTTTTCCATGGTTTTTCTCCTTTCATCCGCCCGCGCATACGCGGTCACGGACGTATATTAGAAAGCCCCCGGCGCTCTTTCACCGAGGGGTTCTCCCAATGTCTCCCGGGCCTGGCTCGCGATTCGGTCCGGTATTCTCGCGCTGTTCGCCGTGGGCGCTTTCGCTCCGGGCGTCTGGGCCATGGTCTGACCGTTCGCGCCCATACTCGAAAGTGCGCTCGTCAGCCGTGCGCTCACGCTGCGCATATTCTGGTTTTCTTTTTGAAGCTGCTCCATCTGAACGCCCATCTGCTCAATCTGCTGCTGCAGGCTTACGATCAGGTTTTGCCTTTCCTCGTTTTCACGCAGAACAGGCATGATCCGGTCTTTCCCCTCCACATTCAAAATCTGGAACAGGGAGGAAAGCGGGAAATACTGCTGGGCCTGGGCGGCCATGGTGTACGCCTGCAGGAACATTTCGTTCTGCGCGTTGATCTGTGCGGGGTTCCGCCGCTGGATTTCCACTTGCACCATGTAGGGCGGAGGCGGCACGCTCTTGCCGCGCTTCTTGGAACCAAAGAACTTTGCGGAATCAAACTTGATTTCCCGCATCTGGTCGCCCCTTCCGGTGATCATCAGCACCCGGTCATCGTCATAAAACTCTGCCATCAGCCAAAGGATTTGTTCCACGATGCGCTTAAAGCCGCTATTCAGCGTGTCCGTGCGCATGTTGGCAATCTTGCTTCCGGCTTCCTGCAGGTATCCAATGGCCTTACCTGAAATGATCCCGCCGTTGGTTTCGCCGCGGGTAAACTGGTTCGCGCCGGAATCCTGTTTCAGGTCGTTTTCAAACTGAAGCATCTGGTTGCTGATCATGCCGTTAAAAGGCGCGTGCTGCATCCAGTTCCAGTCCTCGCCCTGAACCACGCTGTCGCCCTCGATAATGTCCTGGCTCCAGTCGGCAAGCTGCATCTTGTCAATGCCGCTGTTCCTTCTGGTCAGGATTCGTCCCTTGGAGGACATGCGAAGGTTCGTGTCAATGTAATGCGCGTATCGGTTGATATAGCGCATCATAGGCGCGAGCTCCGTTACCAGCCCTTCGCCAACCGGCGATCCCTGCACGTCGGAATGTACGTCCAGCACGAAAGGATACATGCCGTGCATGTATACATTTTCATGCTTGCTGATCAGTGCGCCGCCCGCCGCGTAAGCCACGTTGATGCTGTACTTTTTGGTATCGGAATTGTATTTTCTGTACCAATACTCGATCAGCATGGCCCGCGCTTCGTCGCTGGAATTTTTCTCGATGCGTGATTCGGGCAGCCCAACGTTGTTGTGCTGGCCGTCCTCCGCGCTGATGTAGGGCGCAGCGTCCGGGTAATGCTCCTGGTACCAGCTCTTGGGGTGCCAGGACACCTTCATCAGTGCCCGGGCGTCCTGAATATCCTCCGCCTGGGGATCCCACAGGAAGGATTCAACCGGCCACACGATGGTCGCAATATCGCCTTTCCCGTAGTTCATATCGGGATCCCATGCGATTTGGGTAATGTTCGTCCCCGTTTCAAAGAAATTGCTCACCCTGCGCTTATGCAGGTATTCGTAGTTGTTCAGGCTGTAAAGCACGTAATGGCATATGTCCTGAAGGTCATAGGCCAGTAATTCCTTGTCCTGGCTCTCAGGCGTCAGCCTGGGTTCGGGCATGTTCTGCATCTGGTCGGCCACGCAGTTATTGATCGTGCTTTTCAAGGTCTGCAATTGCAGCACCTTTTTGTCCGTCCCGGGCGGGTCTTGCTTGGGGTCGTTCAGGCGCATAATTTCGCGGCATTCCTTGGCCGCGTCATGGTAGGGCCTGTTCTCCTGCTCGAACACTTCCAGGCGCGAATAGATTTCCGTCAGCAGTTCCTTGTCTTCCGCGTCCAGCATTTGTTCGGCAAACGCCGCCTCTGTCAATTTCTCGCTCATATGCTCAATTCACCCCTTGGTACGGGTCATAGGAATAGGTCTTCTTCGGCGGTTTCTTGGTGGGCGTCAGGGGCCGCGCCATCAGGAAGTACCGGGTTTCGTCGTAGGCGTGGTCTTCGGAATCCGTGTCAATGTCCTCGGGCTTCGTCTGCGAATACGGCAGCGTCGGCACCGTCCTGATCCAGTCCTCGCACGTCCTGAAAACATACATCATGGGCTTCCCGTCAGGCCCAAAGCGCAATCGCTCGTGAACCTGCATCTTTCCCGCCATGCGCGTGTTGTCGCCCTTGCGGAAGAAAACGCCCTTGTGTGCGCCGTCAGGCCGCATTTGATCCGCCACGCTGTCGCCGCGGCTCTTATCAAAAATGGCCGGATCAGCGATCCGGTCAATGGGCAGGTTATTTTCAATTTCCTCGCGCTCCCGGGAAATGATCCCGTCGGCAATCATGGCCGGCGTAAGCTCAAGGCCAACGTTGGCCTGCCTGGGCTTGCCGCCGTACCATTCCTTGTAGCGGTAAACGCGGCCCTCATGGTCAACGGCCCACCAGCCAACGGAAAACGGCTTGCTGTAGCCATGGTCGAAACTCATGTACCGCGGCCAATCCACGGGAATATCGAAAGGCTCTATCACGTGGGTATGAATCCGGTCAATGTAGTGCTTCGGGTCGTTTACAAATTCCGTGAATACCTGGCCCTCGAAGCTGTCCCAGTCGCCTTTCAGCAGCGCATTTCGCAGCGCTTCCGGCTTCTGCTCAAGCTCGAAGATGTAATCGTCCGTAATGAACGGGTTTTCCGTCGCCAGTGCGGGAATGTACTGCGTCCTGATGATCTTCGTTTTGTGAAGCGTCTCGGAATAGATTTCCTGCTTCTGAATGCTCATGTACGGCCCCGCGTCCACAAACATCTTTTTCACCCAGCCATGGCCGATGTTCCCGGGGTTGCTCGCGCTGCGCACAATCGGCACCACGCCCAGGCTCTTTTTCGCCCTCAAGCGGGTTTTCAGGAAGTCGTACACGCCCTGCTCGAAACTCGTCAGCTCGTCGAAGTAAAGAAATTGGATTTCAATACCGCTGTAGTTGAACTTGTCCGCCTCGTGCTCGCAGTGCCGGAACAGGATTTTGCTCCCGTTTACAAGGCTGTATTCGTGCCGCCCCGCATTGTAGGACGCCAGCTTGCCCGGGTAACTCGCCCGCGCTTCCTTGATGTCCGTGTCCTCCAATTCCTGGTACGTCCGCCGGAATACCACCGCCGTCGTTTTCGGGTATTTCAGACAGCGAAACAGCGCGTCCATGATCAGCGCCTTCGTCTTCCCCCCGCCCGCAGCCCCGCCGTAAAGCACCTCATTCGCAGGTGTCGCGTGAAACGCAGCCTGCTTCGGTGTCGGCTGGTATGTAATCGATATGGCAGCCATTATTCGCCATCATCTACAGTCTCTTCGTCGGCGTCCGGCGTGCCAAGGTCAGGCATTCCCTCAACCTTCACCACGATGCTCTTTTCTTCCTCGCCGAACACAATCGGGAACGCCCTGCTCAGAATGTCGTTGGCGGCCTTGTTCTCCAGCCACGGCGTTTGAGGCATGGTCAGTTCTTCGCCCAGTTTTTTGACCGCGGGGCCCATGAAAGAAACAAGCAGGTCACTCATGTACTGCCTGTATGCGTCCACCATGCGCGGGGTCTTGAACCACTTCCGCACAATCCCAATGGCCCGTTCTTCCTTTTTTTCGTCCGCGCCGCCGTTGCCGTCCGTGCAGTCAAAAATAATCCTCGCAATCTCCTGGTCGCTCTTTCCGTCCGCCCGCATCTGCAACGCCTGCAACTGATGCCGCGTGATCCCAAGGCTCCGTCCACTCGTGTATTTCGCCATATTATCGGCCTCCTTTCTTTCGCTTTTGATTACGATACTGGTACTGTAAGTTTTACTGGTATAACTTGGAAATTTTTTGTCCGGCGGTGTGATTGTGCTGGAGTGCTGAGGTATGCGCTACGGGCCAAAAAAA